AGCATCTTCGAACATGGTGTGAACTGCTACACCAACTTCACTGTTAACGATTGATTTCCCCAGTGTGCTGTCTACAGGAATTCTGTAAGTCACAGTATTAGGTCTGAATACCAGCAGTCCAGCAGATTGATAAACAACACCTGGCTCAATCTCTTGTTCTGTTGCCGGCAAAGGCTGATCAGTTCGACCCCAGTACATCAAGTCACCCTTGACATAGCCTCTGAAATTTCGAGGAGTGGCTGCTTCCAGCAAAGGCCAAACAGTTTGATAAGTGGGCAGTAATGTTTGCACTCGATTTGCTAGATTGCCCTTGGCGGCAGCATTGGCATCACGCTGTGAGAGATTGTTGGCAATGGCCCGGGTGCTGGTAAACAAGCCATCATAGCCCACAGCACCAAATCCCGAATCATCTGTGAGCACAAACTCGCCAGTGGCAGGCTTGCGGCCAAATACCACAGCAGGCTTGCCGTCCCATTTTACACTTGCTGTGGTTGAATCTTTGTTAAAGGCAGCCACAATGGCCAGGGCTTTGTTCACACCTGCTGTGCCTTCTCTAAACACATAGTCTTCCAGGTGTTCAATACCCTTGGCTCTGCCGCCCACGCCCACTGCGGCTGCTTCGTAAATGGTGTATGGATTGGCACCACCACGTTCGACCAAGGGTTGCATGCCTTGGTTGACAATTCTATCACGCAGTCGTGCCAGGAAGTAAGTGTCTGTGTGTTCCGTCACAGCATCAGGTTGCGGCAGGCCTTCTTTGTTCAGGTAGTCACGAAAGTCTTTGACCTTGGCTTCTTTGTCTGGGTCTCGGGCTAGAGCGGCAAAAATGCTTTCTACATTTTTGAGATCGTTCTTTGTGCGTCCACGGCCCAACAGGGCTTGTGCCACATGATCTGGATCCATGCCGCCATCCACCAGCTGATTTGTGGCGCGACTAAACATGCCATTGGCACCTACTTTGAGTCCCAGTTGCTTGGCGATACTGCTCATCAGCACATTGCGATTCATGCCTTTGTACGCTGAACCTTCGCCGCCCGAGTAGAAGAATGTGCCCCAGTCCAGGTTGGGAAAGAACATGAAGTCTGTTTGTACATATCCCAGTTCAGGGCGCCCTTGTATGGGTGTTCTCAAATGAACTTCGCCACCTTTTTTGATCCATTCAGCAGGTGGCAGTTTGTGACTCACAATCCACTGCATGAGTTTAGCAGCCAATTGTTCTTTTGACATTTCATTGGTGTCTACCGCAAGATCCATGTCACCTGACGTGGGCGCTTTGCCTGTGCTACCCAACCAACGGTCACGTGGAAATTGCAACCCAGTTAGTTGTTCAATCCAGGCCACAGTGGCAGGCACATCGCTTTGATTGATGCGACCTGTGAGTGGCTGCCCATCTGCGTCTTTGAATACATTTCCGCCTTCTAACAGTGTACGTAGGCTTTTCATAGTTGTCTAATTTTTTTCAATAGTGTTCGGCTGGGGTCAAAATTGCGACTCCAAGTTAAAGATTCAGTGGTTGGAGCAGTGGGTGGCTGTTGAGCAGCCGGGGGTTGTTGAGCAGCCGGGGGTTGTTGAGCAGCCGGGGCAGGGGGCGGAGTTTGCTCAACAGAAGATCCCAGCACAAATCGTCTATATTCCTGTACATGAGCCGGATTGCCGGGATCAAAAGGTCGCCCTAATACAGTAACTTCGCCATTGGCACCTATTTTTACTGTGTCTCTACCGCCTCTACCGGCGGTGTTTTTAAAAGCCAAGTAGGCTGCACGATGTTCTGGATTGGCACCATTGTAGGGCTTTCCCCCTATGGTTATTTTACCCACCAGTCGTTGATGCTCTGGATTGTTAGCATCATAAGGCACATCATCTATGGTAATCTTGCCTGTACTGTCGACGTACACTTCGTTCTTGGCATCCTTGGGCAGTAGATAACCCAGTCCTACCTTGTTGGCATTGTATGCCTGCATGGCATTGGCAATGGCGCCACCTATGTTGGCTTTTCTTCCTTGTGGCGCACCCATTTTGACCTTGCCGGCAGCTGCCAGTTCTGAATCACTTCCTGTGGTAGGGGCTGTGGTAGGGGCTGTGGTAGGGGCTGTGGTAGGGGCCGGAGCAGGTGCTGGGCTTATGGCAGAAGATCCCTTTACCGTAGGTGTAGCAGTCATTTGTGGTTTTACCCCAGGTCCTACCCCAGTTCCAAAATTTGGGGCTGTAGGTACAGGCGCTGGTGTGGTTGGCGTAGGTGCTGGTATAGGAGCAGAAGTTTGAGCACCACTCACTGTAGGTGTAGCAGTCATTTGTGCTTTTACCCCAGGTCCTACCCCAGTTCCAAAATTTGGGGTTGCTGGAGCAGGTGCAGAAGTTGCCGCTGGAACAGATTGTCCAGCAAGTGTAGGAGCAGCAGTCATTTGTGGTTTTACCCCAGGCCCTACCCCAGTTCCAAAATTTGGCTTGGCTGGTGATCTACTGGGATCGTATTCTTTTAAGTTTCTTTTACCAGAGGTAAGTTCATAGATCTGCATGAGTTCTCCTGACAGACCTTGAGAACTTGCCGGTGTCACGATGACGGATAGCGTTGAGCAGTTTGCGTTGCAGATTTTCTGCTTGCTCAGGGCTGTATTCAGCGTCAATTTGTTCCAGCAAACGAATGGCTGTTTCAATCAAATTCCCGGCACGAGTTTCGATCACCGACTGGCGATCGCGCTCGATGTACAAACTGTCCAGTTCTTCCAATATACTTTTAGTCTTCTTTTGCATTTGCTCAAGGGCCTTTGGATTATTTAGTGGAAACGCAGTTACAATAAATATCTAACACAAGGAACCAGTATGACCAGCCAGATCAACCCCACCGACATTGACGGAAATTACCCCATTGCAGGCGTGAGCAACAACACTCAAGGCATGCGTGATAATTTTACCAACACCCGAACAAATTTTCAATATGCAGCCGAAGAAATAACTGACCTGCAGAGCAAAGCACTGTTGAAAGCCGCTCTGACCGGTACCACGCTGGACAACAACTTGGCCAATAATGTGATGTACAATGCACAAATCCGCGGGTTTTCTGGCACCACAGTGGCCATTGCCAACACTTCGGGCACTATCAACATAGATTGCAATGCAGGGCATTATCAAAGCATTTTCATGGCTGGCAACATCAGCCTGGGATTTGATTCCAACACCTGGCCCACAGCAGGCACAGCAGGCATGGTACGCACTCAAATCACAGTGGATCAAGCCGGGCGCACCATGGCCTTGCCCGTGGCAGTCAGCAACGGTGTCACTGGTATTCAAGGTTTTGCCAGCAATGTGATCACGTTTGCTCAAGCCGGCACATATGAATTTGGGTTTTTGACCACCACTGGTGGCAGTAATATTACCATATTTGATTTGAATCGTCCTTTAAGTTATTACACCAATGATGTGACCATGTTGGGCAATTTGTCCGTATCCGGCGATATTGTTGGTAATGTCACACTGACTGATATTTCCGTGGGCAATGTCAGTGCCAGTGGCAACATCACAGGTGGCAATGTACTGGGTGGTGCCAATGTCAATGCCACTACTCATACAGGCGCTACAGTTTCAGTATCAGGCAACATCACAGGTGGCAATTTACTGTCTACAGGTACCGCTGCAATATTAAGCGGAACTGCTGTGCCCGCTGGTGGAACTGCTGGTGCTGGATACAAGTTTTCCAGTGTTGCCAATCTGGGCGTGTTCTTTGGATCTGGTGCTCCAACATTGAGTGCAGCCAAAGGATCATTGTATTTGCGCACAGATGGATCCACCACAAACAATCGCATGTACGTCAACACTGATGGCGCAACTGCATGGACTGCTGTGACCACCGCATCTTAATGGTATCTATAGTATCTGCGTAGGTTTTCTTCAACTTCGGCTTGATAGAATTGATTGACCACTTCGCTGGACCAAAACTTGTCGGCATATAAAAAATGGTTTATGTCTTTCCATCTTTGTATATGTTTGGTACAATCTCGGTGATCAATTGCGTGACTAAATTCTTCAGTGGTTTCAACCACGTCTGCAAACTCAACGTTTGACACATTGGGTGCAAAAACTGGCATGAATGGTATGAGATAATTTTTTGCAGTTTCTCTGGTTTTGTCAACCAGCTCTATCCCAGACAATTCTTTCCAGCGAGGCAAAAAATAATGATGATGTGCTCTGGCCCATCTATATATTTTGCTTTTGAATGTGGTGGTGGTGATTACCAGTACTTGTTTGAATTTGTCCACTGGCATATTCCCTGGCCAACAATGAGTGCCAATCCATGCATCGTCGTCTGTGTCTATTGCTGAAATTTTTTCCATGAAATCAATGGTGTTGTAATCAGTTAATACAGTACCAGTATCACCAATTTTGCCCAGGCGATGTCTTAGACTGTATATTCCGCCATCCATGGTCACTGGGGAAAATGTGTCTGCCAGAATATCACATATCAATCCACCACATGTGTAGTGCGGGAAACAAATTAAATTAGGCATTGAAAAATTCTTGTACGTCTGGAAAAATCTGGCGCCAATTGGTTCCTCTCCATTGATCCAGTTGATCAAGGTACCTTACGAATTTAGTAGTACTACCCGAGAATGGAGATTGATCAAGTGAGATGGATATTGGATGATTTGGCCCATATTTGTTTTTTATTTTTGTTCGCAAGTCAATTGGGGTATGCTCTAATCCAAGATTTCCATTGCACAAATGTATATTCAAATCTGATTTGTCGCCGTATCTGTTAGATATAAAATGTTGGTCAAACCATGTTTGGAATTGATCAAAATAAAAAATGTTTAAAGGATTAACAGTATGTTCAATTCCAAACATCACATTACCCGGAACATTGTGAATTGCTTCAACTACAAAATTTTCTAGTTTGGTCCATTTGTATGGCCAGCGCAAAAAACTAAATTGTTCTTCAATGCCATCTATACTTGCTACCCATTTGACCAATTTAAATTTTTCCCACATTTGCAATACTGTTGTGCTGGGCATGATACTAAAGTTGCTGGTATACTGCACGGTTACGTTGCCTGGATTTGGTATCAACGCCATTATTTTTTCATGAGTATCTGTCATCAACGGTTCGCCTCCACCAAATTTGATGTAGGTCAGTGCAGTGAGATCTTGGTCGGCCAATAGTTGAATAAATTTGTCTGTTATCATGCCTTGCCGATCTTCCTGATGCATTTGATGAATGTTCGAACTTTGTATTACATTGTGCCTGCTGTTTTCTTGATACCAAAAACTGCTGGAATCTGTATTGCAAGATGCGCAGGCTAGGTTGCATTTTTTGTTAACAGCAACGGTTAAAAAATTGAGTTGGTCAGATTCATCCGTAATCTGGTCAAACGAGGATTGGCGGTAACTGTATAATCCACTTTGTTCAGCATTTATGCACAACTCACAAGTTTTGTCAAAATCTTCATTGAGCCATTGTTGTCGGTACTTGATCAATTGCTCAGCAGGGTCTATTGTTGGATTTATGATATAATTTTTTGAAAAATAACAACAAGGAGAAACAGTAAACTGATCAGTATTGTTGTTGTATACCAATCCGTTTTTTAAGAATTTACAAAAGGTTTCAGACATATACTAAGCCAAATGATTTGTTATTTGTGCCCAAATTTCATCTCTTTTACGATTATAGGGAGTCCATTTGGTTTGATTGATAATTGTTTCCAATGTTTTCTGCCGTTGACCATCAACCACAATATTGGTTTGTGGAAGAATTTCTTCAATCAACCAATAAAAATGCACAATTGGAGATGGTTGTGTTTGATTCTGTCGAACTGTTTTAAATCTTTCACTGCGACTAAATGTATCTTGTGTTGGCGTGCTGGTGTGAATTGTTTGACAATTTAAGTTTTTGCAAGTGTGGGATACCAGTGCCTGATAAACTTGCTGCCTACGAGCATGTTGCAGGGTCTGTATCAAACGTGTATGATAATTTTTTACTTCTTGATTGCGACTGGCACTGCTCAACCACCACCACCGACCAGCACGATCAGTAATGATATTATTCTTATATAACGGATCAGTGTCTATTGTGGATTGCCAAGAATCATCTTGTAATATTTTGTCAAATGTACCGCGATCAGGCCATTGAAAAATTACAGTGCTATCTTGCATGTCCTGTATTAAATCAACAAATCCTGACACTAAAAATTCTGGGCCAGCACCAATTCCAGCTGTGTTGATTACCTGATGTTGAGGTACCAATGCTTGTAAAATTTGAGGCCATTCTGGCCAAACATGTCCAGTGGCAAATCCATCTCCAAAACAAAAAATTTTATTCATGATGTTTTAATCTTTCCTAACAACTGTTTTAGTTTGGCACTTTGAACGTCTGCTGTGACTTTGCCTGATTCCGCACTGTCCCATGGAGGTATGTTTGCGTCACTACCAGCCGAGCTAACTTGGCTGCGGGTCTTGATCGAGTCCATAATGGATACAGATGGTTTCTTCGAATAAGCATCTCCATCTTCTCCGCCTTCATCAGTAATGCGCATGGTTTCAATGTTGTACTCCAGATCAATTTTTTGACCAACGCCGGTCGAGCTTCGAGACTTCATACACTGTATCTGATACTTGCCGCGCTCTTTCATGGCACGTGAAGTAAAGATACCAAACACATTGTCTGCTGTGTTGATTTTAGATATACCACCTGAAATATGACTGTGGTCAAACTCAATCTCTTCCACAGCTGATCGATTCAACTGACTCGCAGTTACCATCAAGA